CCTTTTTTGGAAGAGAACCTTCCATTTTCTTTTAAATTCACGAAAGGTTCTTTTTTCCTTCGTGTACATTTCCATGTATTTTGCGTGTAGATTTGGAATTTTTATTGATTCACCATCTAAATTTTGGTTATCAATGGGAGCATCCTCTTCCCATTCTTTCATAATGTTTTCAAGTTTCATAGTATTATTAATTATTCAATAAATTTTTAACCTCATAATTGGTATATCGAAAAGTAGCAGTTGCTTGAAAAAATTCCAAATCAGCTGCAGAACTGTCAAATTCAATAGACGATACATTAATGGGAAATGCATCATAAAAATGAAATTCCATTTGTGGATTCATTGCACTTGTCAAAAGAGTAAGAACAATAGTTGATATAGTTCCACCCCTTGCAGTTGGATTTGTTCCTCCCGCTTTTAACTTACGATATTTCTCATGTCCTTCTGCAAGACCCAATGCAATAATTCTATCATATATTTCTATCCAATTTTTTAAATGTTCATCAACAATAAAACGAATAGATAATTCTTCAAAACTGACTCTTGAACCAGCGACAGGAATAGTTGCATGAGGATTGAAAATCTCAATCGCATCAACAGAAACGCCAGGAATACTTGCGCCTTGACAAAACCAAGTAAGACTTGGTGCATCTTCCATTGTCAGTCGAAAACTGATGTTGGAAAGATAGTTTAAGTTGTCTGGTATTTTATTTGTTGCGGCCATAGAATTCCTTATTTGTCTTTCTCTATACTATTTATTCAACAGATTTTCAAACTCTACGTAATTCAAATGTTTCCCCACATGAAGAATTTTATTTTCTGGAAACTCTTCTTCAATTCGTTTATGTTGGTTAATCCATTTTTCTGGATCAGAATCAGTATCTTTTAAATTTTCAAATTGGGTAGTAACTGCACTTAATGTACCAAGATAATGAGATGTTCCCAAATAGATATTGTCAGCAGTACGATCAAGATAATAATCAAATCCAATACAATAGATAGTTTCGTTTGGATGATGAAGACACGCCAATCTCAATGCGGCCGTTCCAGAATTGTATGATGTAGAAAAATCATTTTCATCCCACCATTCAAGTTTTTCAGTTTTTTCTTCTGGATGTACCCAATATATTATAGTAGTATTACCTTCTCCAAACATAACAAACTCTTCTGTTCTTTCTTTTGTTTCAAGAATTTTCATATTTGGTGGAATTGACATTTTTATCATATCATATTGCAATCCTGGCAAACGATCAAACATTTTAAAATGACATTGATTTTTTACAGTATATCCACTTAGACAAATATCCCATGTCATTCCTACATCACCACATACTAAATGTGTTGGAGAATAATCACGAAATACGGCATTACATCCATAAGTGATTTCATTGTCTAATTGTTCTAATTTGATGACTGAACGAGATGAACCATTGCCGATTACAACTATCATAATACCTCACAAGAAAATGACTACAAACAAAAAAAGGGAGTAGATTTCTCCACTCCCTTTTGAAATCCCTACAAGTATGTAGGTCAAGAATTACATAAGGTTCGCAATACGAACTTTTCTATAATATACATTTGCATGTGCTCCACCAGCAGCTGGATCATCAGCAATCCGTCCAGTTGATGCAGACAAGTTTTCTGCGAATGGATTTGCAACCATTCCATAACGTGTCTTGAAGGCAATCTTTGGTTGGAAACTAGCACTATCAACCGCACGAACCATTTGTAATGGAACATATGGGCAATAGAAAATTCCAGCATCCATAGGCGAAGACCCTTTGTAACCTACACAATAAAATTCAGCAGCGTTTGCATCTGCATATGGGTCAATATAAACTTTGTATCGACCATTCAGTACACCAGCAAAAGTTGAAGCTGCAGTATCTGTATTGAGGTCAGTACTCATTGCAGGGGCATAATCCAACATTCCGGCCATCTGAAGTGCAGAAGCAACATCAGTTGAAGTCATAAGAATGTTTCCTTTTCCTCTACGTGTGTCTTTACCAATCGCATTTGCATCTTTTTCAATTTGCATCATCAGACCTTTGAATTTTTCAACCATCCAACGTCCATTGGAATCTGTATCAAGATCAAAAACACCAGCATTTGTTGTACCAACTAATGCACCAGCTTTTGCATTGATAAAAATCTTACGAATAACCTCACGATTAATCTCTGCAAGAATTTCTGAAGACAGAATATTTGCAAGTTCTGCTTCAGCGTCAAGACCATGAACTGCACGTAAATCTTGTGCAAGTTCCATTGAATAAGAACCTTGAAGGGCACGTGTACCTGCAGCAACCGAAACTTTCTCAATTGAGAAGGACATTTCACCAGAAACATCACCTTCACCAGCGGCAACTGTCAATCCACTTGATGCGGCATAAGTTGTTGCTGTTGTATTTTCAGCAGGATTACCAGCACCAGTTTGAGTTGCATCAATCAACAAACCAGGCGTTGCAACAACGTTTGAAGCTGCACTTGCTGCATTAGCAACACCAGATTCGGGTGCCGGTTCAGATACGCCAGGAAGTTCTGCACCAGTTTGAGAATTGACTCGACTCTTAAGAGCGAAAATCAATCCAGTTGGGCCGGACATTGGTTGTACACCACAAACATCGTATGCTACGAGTTGAGGCATTGCACGCCGAACCATTGAAATCAAAACTGGGTCAGCAAAATCAATTGATACTTGCCCAGCATCTGTACTACCAGCTGCACCACCAACACCTACTGCTGTAGTTACACCCATATTTGTAGTAACAGCGGCCTCTGTTAACATTCCACTACCTTGATTATCTTGTGAATATTGTTGTTCAACATTCTCAAGCATCATGGCAGTAACTGCTCTTCGATGTGAATCGGCGATCTTAGGAAGATCGGGATGATCCAGAACAGGAGCCCACTTTTTAGAAATATTTTCATTGAGTTGCATTTTTTAACTCCTTAAATTGTTTAAAGCAATAGCTTTACTATATGCTTCCATGATGCTATTCATCTTAACAGGAGTTTCCTCCGAATCTTCTGATGATACATCTTCTTGTTCAACATTTTCATCTTGTTTAACGCCATTAGGGAAATAACTTTCCTTAATAGTTTTTATTTTATTCTCAAAACCATCTGCATCTTCTTCGTATGTAACACCTTCTACGAGAGACTTCATCTTTTCTGTTTGTGTATCTGCAAGGTCTTC